GGTGATGGGAAAATTGAAAGGAGAGGACACGATGACCGTGCAATCTGTTCTCTTTCCAAAAGAAGACGGATGGACCATGGATGGCGCAAAGGAATGGATTAAAGAACACCCGGACATCAACAAGGCAACCGTGGCCGGGGACGAAAAGGAAGCCGCGATCGAGGTAAGTAAAATTAACAAGGACACAATAAACCGGGCGATAGAGACGTTAAAAGACGTCCTGAAAGCCCGTGAAATAGCCGATAACCAAGTCAAAGACAAAGGTCGAATACCCCTCGTTGAGGGCGGCAAAAAGATTTACGTTAAAGTATTAAACCGGGCAATTAGAGAATTGCTCGAGACAAAACATAAAATTTAACAACTATGCTTATATTAAAAGACGTTCTCGCGAAAAAATTCGAGGAATTGACGGACGAGGAAAAATCCTTCATCCGTGAAAAATCCGCGGACCTTTCCGCCGAGGACAAAGAAAAGTTCAAGTCAGTTTTAGAAGAAGAAAAAACAATGAGCGAAGAAGAAGTTAAAAAATTGATTGGCAAAGCGGCATCTGACCTGCTCGACCAAAAAATCGACAAGATGTCAGAAGCGCTCGCAGCCAAGTTCATGGACGGCGTAAAAGAACAGCGCAAAAAAGCGGACATGGGCTCGGATAACGGCAAAGACGAGAAAAAAGATGACGTTACCCGCAAGTTCATGAAAGCGTTGATCGCGCGCGACTTTACGGCGATTAAGGCGCTCACAACCACGACCCCGGCCGGATCGTCCCCTGACGACGCGAATGCCGGCGCTCTCATCCCGACAGAACTCTTGACCGAAGTGTTACGCATCAAAGAAACGTTCGGTTTAGCGCGGCGCGACATGAGATACCTCCCGTTCTCGGGACCAGGTAATGAAAGAAAAATCCCGGCACTAGGTACAACCGTGAGCGTTTATTGGACAAACGAAGCCGCGGCTAAGAAATCCACCCAGCCAAAATTCAGTTTAGTGACTCAGACATTAAAGAAACTCGCGGCAATTGTTCCTTTCACCGAGGAAATTCTCGAGGACAGCGCCATTAACCTGACGCAACTTGTGGCGGAATTATTCGCCGAAGCGGTGGCAAAAGAAGAAGACATGCAGTTCTTCGCAGGCACAGGAACTCCATGGACCGGCATCCTAAACAACGGCAACGTGAATATCGTCTACCAGGTGACCGGTGGAATCGCAAACTTATCAGCCGATGATTTGCTGAACATGCAGGACGCAATCCCGGCCGGAGCGCTCGCAAACGCGAAATACTACATGAGCCCGTCGGTGTTTAATCAGATTCGTAAGATTAAAGACCTCCAGGATAACTACATCTTCCAGGCGCCGCAAGGCACAACCCCGGGCACGATTTGGAACAAACAATACGTGCTCTCGGATGCGTTCCCGGCAGTCGGAGATGTTGCGGATGGATCGCCGTACATTTTGTTTGGTGACCTAAGAATGGCCGCTGTATTTGGAGATAAACAGCAATTAAGAGTGAAACTCTTAGAAGAAGCCACGATCCACGATACTGATTGGACAGATCAATCAGCCGGAACGTCAATCAACTTGGCCGAACAGGATATGATGGCGCTTCGCGTTGTGGAACGCGTGGGCTACGTGTTGGCATTACCGGACGCTGTTGCGGTTCTTGACTCAGGAGAATCAGCATCAAGCTAGACCAGATTAACAGGACCCCACGGGGCGGAGTCGCTCTCCGCCCTAAGGGGCGCCGAGTATGATAACAAATCAAAAAGACAAGATGATCAAAACATGCGAAGCAAAGTCGAAGCGTCGCAGATCATCAAGTCAAGAAACTAACAATGAAAATATATGGCGGCAACAGTCGAAATCGACGAAGCCAATGGCGCCGGTGAAACTTTAACTCATAACATCACGAACTCAAACATGGGTTCGGTGGATGAAGTTAATACCAATCCGGTGACAAATCCCATCACGCCGAATACGCGAACCATGATCAAATATCAAAAGGTTCACGTGACGGCCATGGGCGGCTCGTCAAAAATAGACAACCTGAAAATTTGGCGCACGGGCGCACTTGGGGCGGGCGGCACTCACACTCACTACACAAATGCCAGAACGACATCTTACGGCGGAGCTTTGGCTTACGCGACACCGGTAAGAACCGCAGTGACAGGCGTAGACCAAGCGATGCCAACATCTGTGCCTGCTACGGCAAACCTCGGAATCGGCGGAGCACTCGATGGAGCGTTAACTGATGTCGGGTCAAGCGATTACCTTGGCCACCAGATTGCGACAGACGCGTCGGCAACGGCCGGAAGCACGACGACAATGAACTATCAGTACGATGAAACTGCCTAATGTTTGACAAAACATCATAGACATAGTAAGATGGTTGTATATGAATACAACCAATCATCCGTCAATTCCTATTCCCAAAAAAGATGAATTGATTAAATTTTATGAAAAAGAGAAAAAAAGTACTTGGGAAATAGCAAGGGTCTATAATGTTAGTCAAATGCAAATTCGTCGATGGCTTATACGAATGGAGATAAGGCCTAGAAGTTATGCTGAAGCGTCAAAAATAACGCGTAACGGATTTAAAGAGGGAAACAAGCATCCTAACTGGAAAGGCAACAATGTAAGTTATCAAGCGCTTCATACATGGGTAACAAGGCACAAAGGATCACCACAACGATGCGAGGATTGTGGCACTACAGAACCAAGAAAATATGAATGGGCTAATATTTCCGGAAAGTATAAGAGAGATTTAAATGATTGGAAGCGGCTTTGTACAAAATGCCATCGAAAGTTCGATAAAAGATAAAAATTAAAACGCTAAATTTATGGGTCAACTACATATTTGCGGACAGTGCAACGCTAAATTCAAAACCGAAGCGGAATATTTAGCCCACCTCTGCAAAAAGACAGGACACAAACCGACTGAAATTGAGAACCTTGGCCCGGAAGCCGAGGCTATTTCAAAGGCGGCGCTGGAACGAGGCGCGGCAAGAAAAAAATAAAAATTTAATCCCAATACAATGGGCCGCGCGGCAATACAATGCGAAAAGCCCCGCGGTAAACGGGGTTTTTCTTATGATTTACAAACTAACAACAAAAGACGGCAAAGAAGAAGAAGTGGTCGAGGAAAGGTGGGGATGGGGTGTTGTTTACAAAGACGGATCAGAAGCGCGCCAATTCGGTTTAGACGGAATATTCCACCGATTCGCAGAGATTAATCAGGACGAAGTTAAAATGTTCGCGATGTACCGCACCGACGACCAAGGCAAGAGATTTGACATCGAAGTTAAGGACGGCATGCAAATATTCCACTTTTACAGAAATTTTTGTTTTGATTATTTGTCTGAGTGTCGTAAAAATTACCGGGTTTATTGCTTCGGGTGGAAAGACCGGAAGACCGGAGCCATGGCATATTTCTACATAATGCCGGACGATAGAATCGTCTCCGGAAATTTTGATTTAGATATTAGTAACTATGGAATCGGAGCGTAAATATTTATTTGACAAGCAATGGTTCAAAGAGAAGCAAAAAATACTTCTCTGGCTTTTGAATACTCCGATAATTAAGATTTGGTTCCGCTATGTAATGCGGATACGGGGTTTTGATTGTCCTTTGAAAATTAAAATCTCAAAAATTGCTCCTAACAGCTTTAGTTTTGATAAAAAATTAGTTTTGATTGAAGGAAAGTTAAGATGGCAGATTACTACTGACTTCAGAACGCACAATAAGTTTAGCAAACGTATTTTTTATGCTTTTTATCCGATATGGTGGATTGCTCATCAGTGGGATACTTTGTTTGCTAACAATTTTAAACCAGCGTGGAATTTAGGATTTGATACTTTAACTCGGTATCCTGATGCCAGTTCAGGTGCAACGACAGTTGATGGAATGGCGGGAAGAATTAGTGTGAATGAGACTTGGTCAACAATTAGGGCTGGTGCGGGAAATACGTCAGCTGTTACTGGGAATTTTTATCTTACTCAAATCATTTCATCTGGAACAAGTAATCAATGGGCATATATCAATAGGGCAATAATGACATTCGATACTTCAAGTTTAGGTGCAAGTGTTACAATTACTGCGGCAGTTCTTTCAATTTATGGAAGTTCAAAAGTAGATAATTTAGGGATTACGCCTAATGTTGATATTTATACTTCTACGCCTGTAGCAAATAATAACGTAGAAAACGCTGATTACGGAAACATTGGTTCAACTTCACAAACAGGAAGTCCAATTGCTTATAATGATTTTAGCACCTCCGCTTATAATGCTTTTACTTTTAATGCTACTGGACGAGGGAATATTTCTAAAACAGGAATTTCTAAATTTGGAGTAAGGAATGCATCTTATGATGTTTCAGGGACTGGCCCAGCTTGGCAATCCACAAAAACATCTCGTATTATTGGCGTAGATGCCGATGGGGGAGGAACGACAACAGGTCCAAAACTTGTTATTACTTATACACTTCTCCCAACTGAAGTTAGTATTCAAAAATCAAATAAATATTGCGTAAAGTTAACTCCGTCTGCCAAGACCAAGGGGTGCCAGTATGTGGTAAAATCAACCCCCGCGGCGAAAACAAAAAGTGATAAATATACAGTCAAAATTACACCGTCAGCGAAAACTAAATCGCATAAATATTGCGTATCGATAACCCCGAGCGCCAAGACTAAGACTGGAATATACAGAGTTACCACT